GCTATCCGCTGGTGACATCTATACTATATCATAGTGATAGCTATAAGGTCAAGCCGTTTTAGAAATATTTTCCTCTAAATTAATACCATCCTACATTTAAAGAGTGTTGCCAAGCATTACAAGCTGTTCCATACCGACCTTTGATATATTTTAATCCCCATATTACCTGAGTCATAGGATTAGTAAGCCAATCATCTCCAGCAGATGCCATCTTATCGGCTGGTAATGCTTGGGGGATACCATAAGCGCCCGAATACTTATTGTGTGCAGTTGTACGCCATCTACTTTCTCGTGTCCAAAGTCTATCTAAACACCTAAATTGATAACTACCAATTTTAAGAAAAGCATACTCACGAACTTCTATTATTGAAGGTGAAAAAACTCTTTCATCAATTATGGTAATTATAGGCGTTTTGGTTGGTTTTGGACTAATTTCAGGTAATTCTATCGAATATGGAATAAATTCAGTAGCATCGAAAGTTTGATATGGAATTGGTAAATATGGCTTTTCATATATTCTAATTTGTGGATTTTTGTGTTGGATTGGCTTGGATTCACTAAATACTACTGGTTCAAAAGTTATTAGTAAAAAAACCACTATAAAAATAGGGAGCAAACGTAAGTACTTAATAACAAATACCTCCATAAAAGAAAAAGCGAGTAAATTCTGTATCTCAGTACAGGTTATCCACTCGCTCTTTCTAAGCGGTAAAAAACTCCCCGACCTCGTTTTAATCGAGAGAATTTTCCAACCGCTATTAAATTAGCCAAGCAAAGCGATTGTGTTCGATTCTTCCAAATTCCGTCGAATTTGACTGAATTGAGCAGTCGCCTTACTTGGCTACGCGAGTATCCTACCCGTAGTCGGGGCTGTCAAGTGAAGGTTCCTTAATATTGTGGGAAAAATTACCCTCTATCGGCCTATTTTTTCCTTGAAGTTGAGCCTCCTCTTTTGATATAATGTCTATATCAGCCTTCTTGCAACGAACACATACCCAAACTTTGATGCGAATACCTTTTTTAGTTTTATTTCCTAATCTGATAGGAGCTAAACAACATCTACTTCGATAATTATAGTCTAACATTTAATAACTCCGTATTTGCTTAGTATGCTTAGTATGCTACAGTATATGCTCAGGTAATAATAGTATTTCTGTGCACCCCGCTGTCCCGGCAAACCTATTATAACAATGTTAGACCCCCCATGTCAAGGAAAAGTAAAAAGAAATTTTCTTAAAAATTAAGCTTCTCAGGAGGCCCAACAATACCCTATAAAGGAGTGTTAAGAAGTATTCCCTTATGACAAAACCTAAAAAAATCTACGATTATTATACATTAGTTCACAGTCCCCAAAATTCTAGGGCTGTGGGAAATGGGTATGTTCCAGAACAAATCTTAGTTGCCGAAGATTTGCTAGGTAGACCTCTTACTCCTGATGAAGATGTAAGACACGTTAACGGTAACACACAGGATAACAGTCCCAGCAACTTGGTAATTATTTCGTCTAATTCTGACTATAGAACACAAAATTTGATGAGTCCGACGAATAGATTTCAAAAAACTTCAACAAAATCTTTTATTCCTTGTAAATTTCAAAAACCATGTTGGAAAGAGATTCGTGCGCCCTTAGCGCGTAAACATAAGGTGTACCTACCTTACATATGTTCATACCAAAGTGAAGGTGATATCTACAAATGTAACCGTTTCTGGAATTTTCTAGAAGAAATCCAAGAATTAAAGAAGGAGAAAGATAGCATTGACACCAGTAAGGGTTAAAAAAAGTGAAAAATATACTCCAACAGGATTATCTGAAACAATATTTAAGGAAAGGTATACAATCTACCCCGAAGAAACTTGGGATGAGGCATCAATGCGATTAGCTTCTCATGTATCAGGCGCAGAAGATGATTCTATACGTGAAGGTATCAAAGAAGAATTTTATGAGGAAATTGTCACTAATAGATTTATGCCCGGAGGAAGGATTTGGTATGGAAGTGGCAGACCTAGAGCGCAGCTTTTGAATTGTTTTGTTCTTAATACACAAGATTCGAGAGAAGGTTGGGGTAAAACAATACATGACGTTATTGTTATTTCTGGTATGGGCGGTGGCGTTGGTGTCAATGTCAGTCCAATCCGACCTAGAGGCTCCAAAATCCACGGAACTGGCGGAATAGCTACTGGCGCTGTTTCTTTGATGGAAATGATAAATGCTGTTGGTGATGTTCTTGTTGCCGGTGGCGGGCGAAGATTAGCTCTTATGTTAGACCTAAATATTTCTCATCCAGATATGCCGGAATTCTTAGATAAAAAATTAGACCGAAAACAGCTTACGAATGCTAATGTATCTGTTATTATTGATAAAAAAGTAAATACTGAGACTTTTATCAACAAAATTCGAAAGAATGAGGATTTCGATTTAATTTGGGGCAATCAACCAAGTAAAAAAATAAATGCTAAAGAAGTGTGGGATAAGATTGTTTATAATGCTTGGCAATCTGGTGAACCGGGAGTTCTAAATGGGGACCTAGCTAATAGAGAATCCAATATTTGGTATTATAAGCCACTTATCAGTACAAATCCTTGTGGAGAGATTTGGCTGGAAGAGTATGGTTGCTGTGATTTAGGAGCTTTGGTATTACCAAGATTTGTTGATGCTTATGGTAAACTTGATACCACGCAGCTTAGAAAAACTATTTGCACTGCTGTAAGATTTCTCGATAATGTTCTTTCTGTTAATGAATACCCTCTTCCAGAAATACGCGATAATTGCAACAATGTGCGTCGTATTGGTCTTGGCATCATGGGACTTCATTCAATGTTGATAAAAATGGGAATTCCGTATAGCTCTTCATTCGCTCTTGATATGATTGACCAAATCATGGAATTTATTAAAGAAGAAGCATATCAAGCTTCTGTTGACTTAGCAGTGGAAAAGGGACCATTTCCCGCATATGATGAAAAATTTTTAGATTCTGGATTTGTTAAAAGAGCTTTGTCACAACGTATTATTGATGATATTCGTGATAATGGTATTAGAAATTGTGCTATTCTAACGATTGCTCCAACAGGCACTACAGGTATGGTTTCAGATGTTTCAACTGGAATTGAGCCATTATTTGCGCCCGCTTATTGGAGAAGATTTTATCGTCCAACATCCGATGGGTCTAGACAATTGGATAAAGAGTTAGTAATTGACCCTCTTTGGGGTGAACTAGAAGAACAAGGAAAAGATATTGGCGTGCTTGAAGGAGCATACGATATTTCGCCATTCAAGCATTTTGAGATGCAAAGAGTTTGCCAGAATCATATCGATAATGCCACCAGCAAAACCATCAATCTTCCAGAAAACTATTCTCTTGACAATCTATCTGATTTATGGCTTGAGTATTTACCATACTTAAAAGGCGCTACCTTTTATAGAGCCGGAAGTAGAGGAGAAGAACCATTGGAAGCTATTCCCATTGAGGAAGCTAAAAAAATTATATCGGCTGGACATTCTGACTCTGTAGCTGCTACTATAGAAGAACAAAGCATGTTTGATTGTGTGGGGGGTTCTTGTGAGGTAAGAACAATCAATGAAAACTTTCCTGTTGAACAGGGTCTTGTATATGTTGGTTAATGTATGAGAATATTTGTTGGAAGTGATGAACCAATAAATTCCCCGTGGGTTAATCTTGTCTATGAGATGATGGGCAAGGGCGGGCTTTTATTAGATGTTGGCTGTGGAGCAGATTCAAAACTTGATGACCGCTTTATTGGCGTTGATGCTTATGAAGAAAGTGACCAAGTAAATGTCAAAGCTTATATGTGGGATATGCCCTTTCCTGACGAATCTGTGGATGGTATTGTTTGTTGGCAGACTTTAGAACATGTTACAAAATATCATGTTCCACCAACATTACGAGAATTTGCAAGAGTAATGAAGCCCGGTGCAACATTATTGCTTTTAGTACCGGATTTGGAATTTGTGATTCGTGGGTGGCTTAGAAATCCGTCTAATGGCATGGAAATGGACCAAATATTTGGATTGCAGATAGGTCCGGGGCAAGAACATAAGACAGGCTTTAGCCAAAAGATATTAGCTGGTTATATCAACGAAATTCCAACACTAAATTTAAAAGGATTTTATCCTGTTAAGGCTTACACACAATTAAATATCGGCGCAGTGGTGGAGAAGCGTGAATCTTTATGATATTCTAAAAGAGAATAATATCAAGCTAATCGAGAGCAGTCAGGAACGGTGGGTTGCGCATTGTCCTTTTCATAGGGGTGACCGTGACCCATCCTTTACTGTTTATCCGAGTGGGACGTATTTTTGTTTTGGTTGCCATGAGTGGGGAGATGCAGTAAAATTTCTGACTGACTTTAAAGGCATGTCTGACGAAGCTGCGAGGGAATATGTTGGGGAAGATTTTCGATTTCTTAAATCAGATAAAAATACCGTTATAAAGGTTAAAAATTCTACTCAAACATATAAATTTTTATATGGTTGTGCAGAGGAGTATCATCAATTTGCTTTAAAAAGTCCCGGTCCTTTAACATATTTATTTGGGCGGGGGATAACTGCTGATACAGCCATGAAGTATAAGATTGGATATACAGATGGTAAAGTTTTACGTTTAAATTACGCAGAAGAATATAAGTTAGGTCAAGAAATAGGCTTGATAAGCAAAGATGGTTATGAGGCCATGTCTCATCGAATAACTATTCCGAATCTCATTTCAGGGAGTTTGTTATGTGATTTTATGATGGGAAGAACTGTTACGAATGATAAACTAAAATATCTTGGAACAAGGATGCCTAAACCCATTTTTGGTTTTTGGGAAGTTAGGCATTCGCCTATCATTTTTATTGCGGAAGGTCAATTTGATTGGCTGTTACTTCGGCAAAACGGATATCCGGCAGCAGTCGTCGGAGGAACTCATATTACACGGTCAAATCGAAGTTTATTACGCGGAAAGAAGATTGTTATCGTTCCCGATAATGATGCCCCCGGTAAAAGTGCGGCTATTTCATTACAACATTCTCTTGGAGAAGATTCTATTATTCTAGATTATACAAGTCTTGGTGTGAAAGATGTTGGAGAGTTAGAAATGAATGTTGTACAGTGGGAAAAGTTTAAAAAATTAGTATTGGAGCAAACGGAGTGGTTGATTTCATCTATGTCGAAAAGAACCTTACAGACGTTCTTGCCGACTTTGGCAGATACGATACTTTCGCACTCGACTTAGAAACTAGTGGACTTAACCCACTAGATTCTAGAATTCTGTTGTGCCAGATAGGATTTGGTGATAAGCAATATGTCATCAATGTAGGAACGGTGGATTTACATCCGCTTATTCCGTTTTTTGAAAGCCGTAAATGGTTAAAACTTATCCAGAATGCTAAGTTTGAGCAAGCATTTACCCTTAATCATTTAGGCGCAAAAATTAACAATGTTTTTGATACGATGATAGCTGAAGCACTTATTTCTCCCGGCTATGCAAACACAGGTCTGAAGGCTCTAGCAGCTAAGTACGCGGGTGTTGAGCTAGGTAAAGGCATCAGAATGTCATTTACGGAAATTCGGCCCTTAGAAGCCTTTACAGACGAGCAGCTATCCTATGCTGCTAACGATGTTGTTGTTTTATTCCCGATTTGGAAGGCACAAAAAGAGATTTTAGCCAAAGAGGGAATGGAACAAGTAGCTGATATTGAGTTCCAGCTTACACAAGTTATTGCTGCTATGGAGATAGAAGGCGTGCCTATTGATGTTCCAAAATGGCGTGCAAAAATGGAAGGTTATGCTATAGAGCATGAAACTTCCAGAGTAAAGATGAATGAATTGTTATTTCCTGAAACAGTGTCAGAACAATTAGGCATGTTTGTTAGGGATGCTATTAATCTTAACAGTCCTAAGCAACTAAAAGAAGCGTTCGGGAAGATTGGCGTGCATTTAAATGCTACAAATGAGCGCGAAATTGGTATTATTAATCATCCAGCCGCAAAAGAGCTTTTACACTATCGAAAACTCCAAAAGATTATGTCCTCTTATGGGGAAACATTTCTAGGGGAGATTCATCCTTTTACAAATCGAATTCATCCTGATTGGCAACAGATAGGAACAGCAACAGGAAGATTTGCATGTAAAAAACCGAATCTACAGCAGATGCCAGATGAATTTCGTCAATGCGTGTCACTAAAAGACTACGCAATTGTGGTTGCTGATTATTCACAAATCGAACT